CGACCCGGCCTTGAACTGGCCGATGATGTCGAAGTTCTGCGCGATGGTCACGCGGTGATCCTACCGAGGATGTGGTGGGATCCGGTGATAACGCGGCGCGTTATCATGACCTCAGGTAGGCGACCGCCTCGGCGGTCGAATAGTTCAGGTGCGGTTTGGTGCCCTTGCCGAAGAACGTCACGGCGTCCACCATCGCCTTGAACATGCCGATGGTCTCGCTGACCATGTCGGCGTCACGCGACACCCCGGTCAACTCCATCACCTGGCGGAGCAGGCTGTTGGGGCCTCGGATGGCGTCGCCGTTGCGGATGATCTGCCAGATCGCGGTGCGGTTCTCGCTGGACTCGTCGTCGGGGCACGACGAGTACAGGTCGCCCAGGTGGCTGTACTCGCGCCACCAGGAGGGGGTGTCGGTGAGCAGGTTGCCGGTGACGCCCTGGTGGTTCGGCGGTGAGGGCGGGCCACCGGCGTCGGGGTGGACCCGACCCTTCTCCCGGCAGGGGTTCCCCCACATGCAGGCCTTCCTGAGGTGGGGCAGGGCCCAGTGCAGCGCGCCGGACGGCGGCCTGACCTGCTCGACGAACAGCTCGGTGACGACGATCGCGCCCTGGCTGTAGCCCAGGAGCGCCGCGCCGTTGCGGGCGATCTGGTCGCGGTGGAGGGTGAGTTGGGTGGCCAGCTCGACCTTACCGGCGGCGATGGACCTGCCCATCGGCACCGGGGTGGCGGGGTAGCCGACCGGCTGCCAGCGGTAGAGGTTCTCGACGGCGCGGGCGGTGTCGGCGTCGGGGCCGACCCACCAGGGCACCCCCGAGCCGCACACCGACAGCAGCACGGGCCGGGTGTCGGGTTTCGGCGGCCGCGGGATGAACCCCATCACCACCTTGGTCTCGACGTTGACGATGCCCGGGGTGTACTTGCCGGTCGCCAGTTGGCCGTATCCGGCGTTGTACCGCGACTGCATCTCGGTGACGGCGGCCACCATGGCCTGGTCGTACAGGGTGGTGTCGGCCAGGTCCCTCGCGTAGGAGAACTTCTTGCGCATGTGCGCCTTGATGCGCCTGACCTCCTCGCCGGAGTCACCCAGGCCGAGACCGACGTACTGCCCCCCGATGCGCATCAGGGTTGGTAGTTCGCGCTGGCCGGGTCGTCGTCTCCGCCGGTCGGCACCGGGACCGTCTCGGTGTCGACGGGTTTGGCGGCGTCCAGCGCGACGGGGATGACCTGTGAGACGGCGCGGAACAACTCCTGCAGGTCGGAGCGGGCGCTGCCCGCCTGGGCGACGGTCGCCTTGATGGCCTCGATGGCCTGCTCGGCGGGGGTGCCGGAGAAGTCCAGCGTGCCGTCCTTGCGCTGGCGTGAGGTCACCACGGCGGCGGTGGCCGCCCCGGTGCCGCCCAGGACGCCCAGGACGCCCACCAGGTTGACCCAGGCGGTCCCAGAGGACGGGTCCAAGACCTTGTAGGTGACCAGGAGGGGGATGAGCGCGCTGGCGACCGCGGAGACCGTGTAGAGCAGTTGGCGGATTTTCGGGGTCATGATTTTCCTTTCAAGGCGAACCAGATGTCTTCGAGCAACTGCCGGTCGGTGAGCGTGCCGAGGTCTTTGGGTTTGGGCGGCGGCGGGGGCGGCGTGGCAGGAGCGGTACCCCGGAACTCGCCGCGTTGGGCCTTGGCGACCTCGGCCCTGAACCAGTTCATGTCCAGGTTGCCCGGGTCCCACTTGCCCTGCGACTTCCCGGCCCACTCCTTGTGGGCGATGACCCTGTTCGCGCCGACGCCGAGCCGGGTCAGTACCGCGGCGACGGTGTCGCGCATCGCGATGATCTGCGCGTCCGGCCACGGCTCCCGGGTCTGGGTGGCCGGGGTGATCGAGGTGTCGCGGGGCCAGGCGGCCTCGATCCCGATCAGGTGGTAGTTCGCCAGGTCGGTCGGGACGCCGGGGTGCGACCCCATCCCGGCGTGCCAGCACACCCCGGCCGCGACCACGCTGACGGTGCCGTCCTGGGCGATGTGGATTTGGCTCAGCGGGCCGGGCAGGTCGGGTCGGCCCCGTTGGATCGACTCGGCGGTCTCCCTCGCGTTTCCGGTGTGGTGCACCATCACGCCCCACAGGTTGCGCATGTCCCCGTGCCCGTACTGCTGCCAGTCCGGCAGTTCGCGGACCTTGAGTCGCGGTTCCTGGGCCTTGAGAGTGTCGGCCAGCCATGTCGGGTCTCCTGTCCAACCCACGGTCTTCTCCTTGATCGCTGCGGGGTCCTTCGCGCCGCCCAGGGCGGGGAGCGGATCCACCTTCGCCTGGGGCCGGTAACCGTCGACCATCAGGCTCAGGTGGAGGTGCGGCGCCGTGCCGCCGTTGGTGGCGGCGTCGGGGTTGACGCGCGCGATGACGTCACCGGCGCGTACCGGCGTCCCCGGCTTGACGTGGGGCAGCCGGACGACGTGGCCGTACTCCCAGACGGTGCCGTCGTCGGACTGGACGACGACCCAGCCCGCCGGGTCAGGCCCTCCGTAGCCCTGCGCGGCCCCGCTGTGGAGGACGGTGCCGTCGTCGATGGCGAACACCGGTCGGCCACCGGAGCCGCCCGGGAAGCCGAAGTCGGCGCCGAAGTGGAAACCACCGGCGCGGGGCCCGAAAGGACTCGTGACTACCCGGCCGTCTTCAAGGGGCCAGTACCGTGCCGCCATCGTGCACCTCCTACTCGACCTTCCCCGGGGACGCTCAGAGCTTGAAGGGGAACGGCAGCCTGGAGGTCAGCCGGTTGATCACCCGCTCGGCGATGTCCTCGTAGGCGTCCGGCAGCGACTTCACAGCCTGCTCGATGGACTGCTCGATGATTTCGGGGAGGCTGTTGATGATCTGCTCGGTGACCTGCGCGGCCAGGTACCCGGCCAGTTTCTGCACCAGTTTGTCCAGCATCGACACTCCCTCGTCTCTACCTATTAGGGACGCTGAACTCAGCGCTGGCAGTGTCTAGGGTGTCGGTTCGGGGATCACGGCGACGGTCGGCCGCCACTGCTGGCGCGAGCCGAAGGCCCAGGCCCGGCGCACCTCCCGGCGGCTGCGCCCACCACGGTCGGCGCGGTGCTGGCTGACGTGCTTCTTGATCACCGTGTCGAGGGCGTGGTCGTGGTCGACGATGCTGGGGTGGGCGTAGCTGACGGTGACCGAGGCGGACCGCGCCCAACGCCCGACCGCCTCGTCTATCGGCAGGGCGCCCGACACGTAGTCGGTGTCGGACCGGATGGAAGCCAGCATCGCGGGAATCAGCGGGGTGCGGATGGCGACGGCGACGTGGTGCAGCAGTTCGGTGCCGGTCAGGAAGTTCTCGTCGCGGCTGATGACCTGGGCGATGGAGGGCTGCCAGTGCGGTGGCCTGGAACGCCCCAAGTAGAGGCTCACCAGTGGGGTCGGTGCGGCACGCAGCACCGCGCCGAGTTGCGCGCGGAAGTCCTTCACCGGCAGGGCGTCGTCCTCGAGCAGCACGCTCCACGGTTCGTCGTTCGCGGCCAACCACTCGTAGCACTGCTCGTGGTTGCCGCCCGCGCCCAGGCCGCCGAAGTCCACCGAGACCACCTCGGCGTCGACCGCCTCGGCGAGCCGCTCGGCGCGGTGCTGGCGGGTGTGGTGGGCGACGACGCCGATGCCGAAGGGGATCACTGTCAAATCATACCCGGGTGCTGAGACTGTCCGGCTTTCCAGCGGAGGTACTCGGGGTGCTCTTGGAGCCGGTGGCCGCCGTACCTGGCGGCGAAGATGTCGATCTGTTTCCAGGTGAGGTCGTCGTGGTTCTCCTGGCCCTTGAGGGTCGCCGACCGGACGTGCTCGACGACGGCGCCCGGGACGATCATCGGTTTGACCTTGTGGGATCTGGCCTGCTCGACCACGACGTCGTCGGAGCACCAGAAACTCACCGACTCGTCAAGTTCCCCGATGTCCTTCCAGAGTTCCCGGGAGATCATGAAGCACCAGCCGGAGAAGTGCTTGCCGTTGACGAAGCCCTTCGTGTTGGTCGTCAGTTCCTCCTGCCGGGGGTCGCGTGGGCACTTCGGCGAGACCAGGGGGTGCCCGGCGGCGATGAGCTGGTGGAGCCACCCGTCGTGGAACAACAGGTCGTTGTTGGCGATGACGATCCACTCAGCCGACCCGCGTCGGGCGCCGAAGTTGGCGAACCGGTTGTAGTGGAACGGCTCGTCCATGTGGATGGTGGCGCAGCGCTTGTAGACCAGACCGGGTTGCTGCTCGAGCACGGCGATCCCGATCGGCAGCCCGTTGGCCCCGGCGCGGCAGGTGTTGACGGTGTCCTGGGTGAGGGCACGCAGCTCAGCGGTCGGGGCGTTGGAGAGGATGACGATGTCG